TTTTATTTTTTCATAGAGTATGTCCTTCCAGTCTTCCATCTTGATAAATTTGTTTTAAATATATAATAATTTTCTTCTCCGAATACACATTCTTGTTCAATCCCATCATAATGAGAAAATGTATGACCATATCCATCTACAAAACAATTCCTTGCAGTTTCTTCCCAGTCAATAGCTAACCAGTGTGGTGCTTTAATATCATAACATCTTCTGTGATCATTTTAATTTCTTCTACGTAAATGTCCCAAATAACATCTTCGTGTATAAACCTATATTCTCCACAATCAATATCAACTGTAAAATCATTCTCTGAATTTAATTTACTTATAATCTCCCTAACCTCATCTCTGTAAATATCTAATTCTAATTCCTCGTGTATAAACTCTAAAATTTGTCTTGTTATCATCTTACCAAAAATTACTCATTGCTACAAATTCTCCTTCCTCTGTTGCTAAGTGAACTGAATCTATACGTGGATTAAGATCATCATAATCTTTCCATTCTTTAATAGCTTCTTTAATTGCTCCTCTTTTTGTTTTAGCGTATACTGTATTCCATCCTCCCTCTTCAAAGGTAAACATATACTTTTTTCTTTTAACTTCTTTCTTTACTGTTGTCATAATATTTGTCTTTTAACGAGATAGGTTAGTCCCTTTCTACTCTGTAAAGATACGGAATATATAGTTATTATTAACACTTTATGTTAATTATTTTTAAATTATTTTTTACTGAATAGTATATCTTCCAAACTTTGGTTTACTCAGTACAGAATAAGTTGCATATCTAACCGAATCTATTGTATGATCGTTATTATCAACTGGCTTGTTTAAAAGCTTTCCGTTACGATCCTCTTGCCATTTGTAGTTTCTAAACTCTTGTATGCAATTATGACTGTCTTTGTGTACATATAATTTAAAGCGTTTTAAGAGATCAATTCCTGCGTTGATACTGTCACTACCTTTTAAACTTGGTCTTACGTTAAACCCCATCCTTTTTAACTCCTCGATTAACCTCGGCTCTGCACTATCAAAATATATAGGCTCTCTTTGAATACCCATCTGTCTCCACTTATTTGCAATGTCATAGGTAGTCATTTGTGTTTGGTATATATGTTCTTTTATGTAGAGGTTTAATCCTTTCTTGTAAACGCTAACAAGAACTGTTGGATCATTTGTATATCCTGCATCAGCACCATAACTTACAAACTCTGCATCCTCTGGAATAACATTAGTTTCTGTTATATTAAATATAGTAGCTTTAGAGATACCCTTTAAACCTAAACCATATATCTGCCAGTATGTTTCATCAGTATCTTTTAATCGTTCTATCTCTTCTTTAATACTATCATTAAGAAAGCTATTATCGAGATAAGTAGTTATATAGAAGTCGGCATCTTCTCTTGGTATTACTCTGTCATATATCCAGTGATATTCATCTGATGGATTAAAGTCAATAATAATCTTTTCATCAGTTCTAAATATTAACTGTTGCCAGTCCTCGAAGTTTAATTCGTTTGCCTCATTAATAAATAGTAGATTTCTTTTTCTACCTCTTACCTTTTGTGGTTGATCTAAAGATATGAACTCAATCCTATTTCCGTTTAAGTTATATTCGTGTGATGATTTGTTGTGATGCACCTCCGAGTATATTCCGTGTATCTTTAAAATGTCTAAGAAATCACGCATAACAGAACCCCTTACGGCAGGAAATGTTTTTCTACATATAGTAATAGTCTTTTTTGTGTTGTCAAGACAATACTTAAATATAATATAAAGCAAGATGTTGTAAGTCTTTCCAGACCTTGTTCCACCCTGCTCTATTGTGATCTTCTTATCTGATCGTAAGAGATGTTTAAATACTACGTTAGTCTTTACTTTCAATAATCTCTATTTCTATTTTTGGTGGAAGGCCACCTATTCCAGTTATCTCTTGTCGTTCAACATAACCTCTGTTCTTTCCTTTTGTTTTTAAATAGAATATAGTTTCAGATGTTTTTCCATCCCTTATATTCTCAAACAGTTTACTCTCTACAAAATCTAAAGCTATGTTCTCAATATCCTTTACCTGCTTTGCAAAGACCTCATCATCTTTTAACCAGTTGTAAAATTGTGTTCTGCCTATGCCTACTTTTTTACAAGCAGTTGTTACAACACCCAAAGACTTTTCAAGTGCTTCTAGTACTGCTTTTTTATGTTGTTCAGTTTTGTTCATTTTCTTCTTGATATTTCTTTTTAAGTAGTAGTTGATTTTTTGTTTCCCAAGCCTTACTGTACTCTGCATCTTCAAATAATTTAGAGAAACCAGTTAAGTGTTTTAGCTTGATCAGTTCCTCTGCTGACATACCTAACTCATTACATATATCGACATCACTCCAACCATTTTTAAGCATACTAAAAACCATTGATGACATACCAGTTACACTGTGCATACCTCTTGCTCTGTTATGCCTTACAGTACTTGCCATCCTATCATTAATACTTTTATCCAGTACTACGATAGG